CCCACTACTTGGATAATCAGATGCATGAATAGTTAAATTAGTAGGTTCTGCTAATGTATTAGCTTTTGAAAACCAATTATTATATGTATCTACAGAACTTGTTCCATGAAAATGTGAACGTTTAATATATAAATATTTATATGGTTGTAATTGTTCTCCAAAAGCTCTATCTGCAACTCTTAACCCTTCATTAGCGTAATAAAATTCAGCTTGAAACATTTTAGTTAATACAGGAGTTCCACTTTCTGATGCATCTGTTATTAATTCACCAGAATGGTCTAATGTAATTGTACCTGCAACTACATCTTTTACTTTTAATGATGCAAAATTATTAGCTGTATCATCTACATTATTTATAGATATAATATCACCCTTTCTAATTCCATCAATATTTCCACCACCTGCATCTAAATCTAAAAACGTACTATCACTATCTCCAATAGTATCAGATGCTCCATCCGAACCCCGTGTAAATGATAATTTGGTTGCACTAAAATGTTTAGAAGTTACTGTACCTAAATCTATTGCTTCAGCTTCAAAAGAATCGTCTGTTAAATTATAAAGGTCAACAGTACCTGTAATACCATCTGCAAGAGCTAACCAGTTTTCTCCTGTGTCTAAAGAACTAGAACCTGCTTCATGGTCTGATTCAAATACAAATACTCCAGTACCTGCAGCAATTCCACCTGCTTGTGTAGATGGTACGTTTTGATGTGGTATATTACCACCTAATGCTTTAATACTATTTCTTTCATCAAGAATAATATTATCTGCTAATGATAATGCATTTTCTGGAATGTCTCTAGCATTAGTTGCATTGATTAAACCTGCATCAAATCTATTTACGTTTATTAGAGCTTTTGGCATTCTTTACTTTCTTTTTCTTTTTTTTACCATAATGTTTTCTACGTTCTTGATTTATACCTTTAATAGTTTTCATATTAATTAAGTATTTAAATAATCCTCCAAGTGAACTCATCTCATATTATAAATCATATCTCTTAATCTAAATATCTCAGCTTCATGTTTTGCCATCTCTCTTTCAAGAAAACGAAGAGACGTATTTTGTATGTGATCTGAACTTATTGGTTTGTCCTGTGAATTAGCTTGTTCAGTTTGTATAGATTCAATATGTTGACTATTACTAGATGTCATTGTTTCCAAAAAACTGATTCTTGAATCTAACTGACTGTATCCCCAAACGCCAAGTACGATTGCAGTAATTATTTGAATGAGAAAACTGAGGCTAAATTTAATTCCAGAAGACTCTTTTAATTCTGTAGTCATTTAATTAACTCTCCATTTAATGATGTTCTACCTTCTATAATAGTCATAACATTTAAATTAAAAAAACCATCTTTATAAATATCTAGTATTCCCATGTTATGTGTCCAATTTGTTGACCTATTTTTTAAAAATTCTTTATTCATATCGCATAGACATCCCATAGAGTGTGCCATTTTTGCACCATCCAAGTGTGAAACAACACTTTTAATTGCATCATGAGTGTGCCCATAAATAATATTAACTCCCAAATTTTGGACATGAGACCTTGTATGGTTAATACCAGACCAATGACCCCCATGGTATGCATACAGTTTACTATTAAGAATTTTAAATTCAAGACCATAATCATACCATTTGTAACCACGCTCTTTAATTTGTAATGCTTTTTTACTACCATATTGCTTTAGATAAGGATTTTCTTCTACAAAATTATCAAACCAAATTTCATGATTGCCTTGTGCAAATAATTTAGTTTTAACATTTGTTTTATCTAATACCTCATCAATCCTATCAAAATGTTTATTAACTTCATTTACTTCCTTTTCAATATCAGGTAATTGATATTCAATAGGAGGTCTCTTCTTTTTTTTCCACTTCCAATGTGATACTGAATTACCTTCAGCTATATCACCTAGACACAAGAAAGCAGATGGTTTTACTATTTCTAACACTTTCAAAGCACATTTAAATGCTTTTTCATCATGTAAAGGGAAATGTAAATCAGGGAAGATTACAACTTGTTCTAAAGCCTTCATGCATCTCTGATTTCAAAATGAGGAAGATCGTCAAAGTTATTATCTTTAACCTGGGTATCCATATCCCAATCTCCTCCCCATCTGATTTTTAATCCCATTTCATAAGCTATACCTAACACATAACCTGCAAAGTATGTAAATCTTTCTCTATCATTCCAATCAATTGGATATGGAGCTACATCTACTGCTTTACTTGGTATTGCATTATGCTTACCTTTAGGATATTTCAGCTTAGATTTCCCTTCTTTAAATAGTTTATTTTGCCTATCCTTACTTCTATGACCTTCAATAATTGTACAATCAAATTTTTTTACTACACGTAAAAATAAATCTTGTAAACGCTTATCACAAGTCTCTAGTTTAGATAAAGATTTTTTACTAAATCTAGGCATTACTTTCCCTTAGTAAGAACACTTTCTAATACTTCACTTATAGTGCTCCATACTGCTTTCAAAATTTTTTCTTCTGTTTTCTCATTGATAATAGGGATATTGATATTTGCATTTAATTTTTCAATAACCTGTTTTTCAACTTTTTCATCAGTAATATAATCAAGAATTAGTTTTCCTACATTCATGCTCCAGCCTTTCTCTTTTGTTTACTACCACGACCATTACCTAATTTTGCTTCTATATAATTAAGTTGGTCAGTTACTTCATCATTAAGTTCTTTAAATTCATCTTTCATTTCATTTTTAGAATCTATTAACTTAATTATTATACCTTCAAGTCTATCTATTTTTTTAGTTAACTCTCCAGTCATCCACTTAAATACTGTGAATAAAAGTACAGCAGCTAAACCTGCGAAACCTAACTCAGCTATTCCTTCCATTCCATTCATAATTAATATCTAGTACTTACTTTC